GGTTGCATGTGTCAATCAAATCTGAATCGTCTAATGCGTTTGAATCGTCAATGATGTGTTGCAACGCTCGTAGCGTGCTTCGCGCTGCAAGTTCGTGCGGTTCGTAAAACGGCACTTTGTTGCCTGTTATGTCGTTCATCACTTGCATTAACGCTTGGAACTGTGGGTCAGTTCTCGGGTTGATGTTCTCGGTCATCTTTTGCCTTTCGTCGTGTGGTGAAACAAAGTAGCACATAGGTGTACGCGGTTAGAACCGTCGCAATAGCTAAATGTTTTAAAGTGACCATGCACGCCACCCATTCGAGTAACGGTAAATGGCTAAGGCTGACCGCAAATTGTCCTCTAAATCAAATAAATCGTCGCATGCGCGTATTAGCCCGTATGCCTGCAAATAACCATTTACGTAATAGCGCGACGGTTTGCACCAAAAATAATTAATCTGCATGACGCCTGCGCTGCCGCCGTTTGGGTCGGTTGCATTAAACGCGTCAGGCTGACAACGAGACTCACGGTAAGCAACCGCAACAAGTTGTGTTAGTTCATGTTCGGGCCAACCAACATGTCGAGCCATGTTATAGACCGTGTCACACGCGTCAGGTTGCGTTATAGGCGTAGTTGCCAGCGTTGTGGTCGGTAGTGGCGACGCTGGCTCTAAACCCTGCCAAACGGTTATTGGCGCTGGCTGAGTTTCTGCCGGTGTTGGTGCTGAGGGTTTGTGCAATACAAATATTGATGTGACGCTAACAAATAGCGAAATGGCAAGTTTAGTGATGAGTGTCATTTAGACCTACTTTCTCGGTAGGTCAACCAGCCTAGACAGATTGCGGTGCTGCGTTCGGTGATGCTTTAAATACCGCTTGAAATGCCTGTTTTGTTGCCTCTACGTCGTTTCCTAAGCGTGGCTCGACTTCTATGTGATACCAGTCGCCTGCGTCAAATTTGCCGATTTGCCATGTGCCACGATCGCAACGCCAACTGCGTGATTGCGCGTAGTCAATTACAAGTTGTATGCCAAGTGTGTCGGCGTTTAACAAAAGTTTGTTTAGGTAGTCAAGCGATACTTTGCGGCCGTCTTGCCTGCCTTTTTTTGCTTGTGCTTGCCAACGATACGAAACGTCTGTTGCCAGACCTCGAGCGTGGTTGCTGATAATGCCGGGTTTGCCGCGCATGTCACGATTAACCCAAATGCCGTTATTCCACAAACTGCCGTCAGAATGTTTGCAACACAACTCAACCCATTTGGCCATGCCTGCCAGCGTTGACGTTACGACTGGCTGTTTTGTAACTACGTAGGGTTTAGTCATTTGTCGGTTTGTTTTTTATGCCGTTTGACGCAACAAGACCCGACAACGTGCCGGTCAGAAACACGACAATAGTTGACATTAAATCTATAAACGCTGCGTCGTTTGGTGACTGTTCAAGTGGTTGCGATACAAATAGCAAACCCCAAATCATGCCCAACACGATCATGCTGAACACGATTGCTAGTAGCACGCCGACTGTTACGACCATGCGTGCGTGTAGTTCGTTTGCTGAGTATCTGTATCGGCTCATGGGGTTATGCCGCATCGGTCAGGCACGTTGCAAATAACGTTGCGTGTGCGCGCTTTTTCTTGTTGTGTGTTGTCGCGTGTTGTTTCGCATGACATTAACAACATTAGTGCTATGGCTGCTCGAATGGTAGCCATGTCTGTGTTGCTTCATTCCAGTAATAGTTGCCGTCAGGTTTTGGCGTTGGTGGTTGCCAATCATTATTTTCGTCTAAAGTCCACGACTCAAATGGTTGTGGTGCAACAAATTCGTCGCGCACATGATCGTATGTAAAACCTATACCTGCGTATTGTTTGCGTATTTTGTTGTTGTAACTTGTGCGTACGCATTGTTGGCCGCGAAAATTGCCGTACCAAGTTTCAGGGTCTATGCCCTCGATCATTTCTGTTTCGTCTATGCCGACAATGACTTCGGTTACGACATTGTTTGCGTCTAGAAATGCGTAGTGTGCCATTACGCCGCCCAAGACACGTTGCCTGTGCCAGCCGTGACGGTAGTTATTTTGTTGTCACCGCTAGTTGATGTTGACAATGTTAGACCGCCACCTGGATTGCTGATTGTGTAATCGGCTGGATAACGCAAGATGACTATGCCGCTACCGCCTGTAGCACTACCTGTAAACGATGAAGCACTACCACCGCCACCGCCACCTGTGTTTACTGTTCCATTTGTTCCTGCTGAGCCGCTGCCCGTGTCAACAGGGCCGCCAGCACCGCCGCCACCTTGTCCGCCTTGTGTTTCCGCTGCACCTGCATATCTTGGACAACCGCCACCGCCACCGTAATAAACATTTGTGCCAGTAATCGCTACTTGCACACCGTTACCACCTACGCCACCGCTAGTTGAAGTTCCGTTCGCACCTGCTTGACCTGCACCACCACCTCCACCATTCCAAAATTGACTCGGCTCAGCAATACCGCCAGCGTAACCCTGATTAGCAGTACCAGTTCCTGCTGAACCGTTAAAGCATGCACCGCCACCGCAACCACCGTTAGCACCAGAACTTTGAGTGTTCCAAGTTGCACCACCGCCACCACCAGTAGAAGTAATAGTTGAAAACACCGAATCTGAACCGTTACCACCTTTAGAACCGTTTGGATAAGTGCCAGTACTTGACGCACCGCCACCGCCAACAGTCACCGTGTAGTTCGTGCTAACCGCAAGCGACAACGCTGACTCTAAAGTGCCACCACCGCCTGTAGCAGTTACTGTTGAACGAAGTCCGCCAGCACCGCCACCGCCACCGTTACCGCCACCGCCACCCGCCCCACCCGCGACGACAAGATAATCGACAACTAATGGTGGTGCGCCTGCGCCAACTCCTGCAAGAATTTGCATGACCTATGCCGACAAGTTGCCGACAACCACCCAAGTATCGCTAGCAATCTTGGCGCAAGTCGCAACCGAATACTGATCTTTAGTTTTAAGTTTGCTACCACTCGACCTAAGTGTCACGCCTGCACCTGCCGTAATTGTTACCTGACCAGCGCCAAGTTGCATAATGTTTATCTGCGTACCAATACCATAAGCAACACTCGATGCCGGTGGAATAGTTAACGCAATCGGCGACGCGTTATCAGCCGTAATTAGTTTGCCGTCATCAGCCAACACCGTTGTGTAAGTTGTGCCAGTTTGTGCGTTAATCGCAATCATCGCTGTAGCAACAGCGTCTAATTCTGCGGCCGTTAAAACTTGCCCTGCGGTGAAATCTTGTCTAGTTGCCATAATGCCTCACTTTATCCTAAAACGTTGTCGGCATCTATGATGCCAAACACCGCGTCGTTTAATATCAACTCATAGACGATCGTGGTTGGCGACGTAAAGTACATGACCGAATGACCGCCGCTAACCGTAATCGTATGCTCGACACCCTCAACGGCTAACTCTTGAGCCAACTCGGTTGTGCCAGTACCGCTAGCAAACGATTTTTCAATGCTGATCGTGTCGCCAATGTCAATGATCGCTACCGTGTCGCGTTGCGCTGTGGTCAGTTTGTTTAGGTTTGTGCCTAGCGACGTGTAACGCGCCTCAGGCTCAGCCTCAAGCAAATAGTTAGCCAACGCCAACGCCGCCGTATCGTTGTGCAATAGCGAATCGGTGATGCTTGTCGTTTGTATAAAGTACTTTGCTTGGCTCGCTAAGTCTTCTGCGACCTCTTGTGTGCCACCTCGAATGGCGACCGCCGCACGGTTAACAACTTGATCTGCCTCAAACGTAATACCTACCGAGTCGTACGGTATGTTTGTGTTGTCGTCATGAAAATCTGCAACTGACGCGCTTAACGTATTGCCTATGCGTGGTTGAAATGTTAGGTCGCCGTCACGCGCCATAAACAAACGACCCTGCTCAGCCAAGTTAATTTGGTTGCAATAGTCAAGCGTGTTCGTGCCTTCGGCAACGGTAAACGCTGCCGCGCCGCCAAGTGTTTGTGTGCCTGTAGAAATGTTGCGTTGACCGATCGGGAAATCAACCTCTGGCAAATCCAAGACCGCTGTCAGTCGAGCGCTAGACAACTGCTCTGACACATTAAATTCTGCAAGAAATGTTTGTGCCAACAAATAGAAATCGTCTGCACAATAAACAGTCACCGTGTCCAAACCGCCTAACGCAAAGTTGTAATCGTAATTAACCACAAAACCGTTAAACAAATATTCTTTGACGTTCGTGCTTGAATATCGCGCTAAGCGCACTCGACGCATTGGCGCTAAACCCGGTTGCGCTGTCGCTGGATCGTAAAACGGGCTAAGCGTGTCAAACGGGTTAAAAATACCTGTCGTGTCAAGCATGTTAAACGTCATCGTGCCGGCACTAAATTGATCGCCAACGTCACGCCTACCGCGTTTAACGTTCACGCTGTTAATGCCCGTAGTTACGTCAGCAAAATTTGTTGTGCCGTCAAGCACATACTGCGTATTGTTAAGTACACCCTGCACCGCGTCATCAAGAATAAATGCGTCTTGTATAAACCCTGTGTCAATCTCAAGTGTGTAGTTGCCTGCACCGACAACGGCTGTGCCTGCCATTACGCGACCTGTATCTGTGCTGGCCCTGCCGACCTGTTATATGCACGAATGGCGTTCACGACCGCCTGCCCGATCTCGGCGCTGGTTGCTAAACCACCCGTCACGTTTACGGTGACGCCGCCAACACCGCCGCCACGATTTAACGGCACGATTGCTTCTGGGCCTTTTTCGCCAACCATTGCCAACGTAGGTCGAGTGACAATGCCGCCGTCAGCAAAACCCGGAATATTGATACCGCTTAAAAAATTGCCAATAGAACCAACGCCCGGTATTTTTTTTAGCGCCCCTAACAGATCGCCTATAAATCGAATCGCTGTTTTAATCGGGTTAATAATAAACGTGTTAAAACCTTCGCTAAATAATTCAAAACCTTTACTAATAATGCCAAAACGTTTTTCTAGCACGATGAGCGCTGCAACAAACGCTGCAACTGCAATAATTACCAACGCAATTGGGTTTGCCGCCACAATAAAATTAAATGCGGCTTGTGCGGCGGCGGCTGCTTTTGTTGTTGCTACATAAATTTTCATTGCAAGGTTTATGGCTACGATCGCTGCGGCAAATGTTGCTATAACACCGATAACCGCAACCATGACTGTCTGATTGCCTGCCAGCACGCCCGTGAAATCGCTAAAAAATGACACGGCCGTTTCGACTACGGGCAACAAAATTTGCCCCATGTTTGTTTGTAGGTCTTTCATTTGTGCGGTCAAAACACGTTGACTGTTTGCGAGCCCGTCGCTAGTTCTTGCAAAGTCGCCTTGCGCGTCTTTTGTTGCGTTCATAATTAACGATTGAGTTGCAAGCGTTTTTTGTTGTGCGGTCAGTTTGTCGTTAGTGCCTTCGACTTCTGCGTTGAGTCGAGTTTCGGCTTGCGATAACGCCAACGCGGATTGCTGCGCTTCGAGTGAGCCTTCGCCATATTTTTCTAATGTTTGATTGTGTTTTTCAAACGCAATATTTACTTTGGCTGTTGCAACTGCTAAATCTTCTGAGTTGACAGTTGTGGTAACTAAACCCATGCGTAGCGCTTCGGCTGCGATTGCGTCAGCCGATAACAAAACACCGAAACGGCGCAATGGCTCAGACTCGCCACGCAACGCCGCACCGAGCGCATCAATGGCTTCCTGTGGCGTGCTGTTATTAAACGATGATAAGTCTGACGCAAGTTTTGTAAAATCGGTGCTGAACCCTGCCAACTCTTGACCGCTTAACCCGGCTGCCTTACCAAACGTGCCAAACGTGGCGGCTGCGTCTAACGCCTGTTGTTTAGTTTGACCCAACGACGTTGCGGCTGTTTCAGCAAACGAAAACAACGCTTCGTCTGCGTCGCCAAAAATGACGCTGGTTTTGCTCATTGTTTCGTTTAGATCGCTGGCTGCGCTGACGGCTGGCCCTGCCGCCGCCGCTAAACCACCTAACACCGCTACGGCTGGTACAAACGCTTTTTTTAACGCAAACGCTGTTTTGGCTGACGCGCCCTCTAACGATTTGAATTCTGCGATTGCTTTATCAAACCCTTTAGAGTCAAGCGACGAAATAATTGGGATATTAATTGCCATGTTTTACCTGCATGTTTTTGTTTAACTTTGTCATCACTTTTTCAACGATCAATAAAACTTCGTGTTCTACTTCGGCCCGGTTGCGTTCTACCGCTATGTCGAGTGCGCGTGGCGCTCTGCCTTCCTCAACGTTTAGATTGGCAACAAATGTTGTGTCGCTCGAGCGAATACCTGCATGGTCGTAGATAGCGCCTGCCGCGTCTTTTTGTTGGATAACCATTAATTGATAAGGCGTGCCTTTAAAAAATACTTTGTCTTTGCCAGCAAATTGCACGACTCGATCTTTGCGTGCCGATTGCCCGACTTTAATTTTAAAACCGCCACGCACTTTTTCGTTTGACCAGCGCACGTCACGACCCTTAATCATCGAGCCGCGTACCATGCCCGATAATGGCGCACCGTTGCCTTTGCTGTTAGGAAATGACGGGATTAGTTCGCGTGCCGCCGAAATGATTTTTACGCCTGCGCGTTGAATGTCTTTAGTTATTTGTTTGCGGTAAACCTTGTCAAACGAGTTAAGTTCGGCTAACGCTTCTTTGATGCCGTGTATTTCGGGAATGACGTACTCTGTGACCATCAGCGTGCTTTGCGTTCTTTGTTGATTAGTTCAATGACCGTGTTCATGTCGTCTAACTCGAATGTTATTTCTGACGGCCAAAACCCGGTTGCCACGAGTATCTGCGCTAGTCCGTAGCGGTATGAACCGCGTCTACTTTTGGGTCGTTTGAATCCACCACTTCTAAGTTTTTAATTTGTTTGATGTAGTCGTCAAGTAGTGCCGGTACGACGATGCCTTGTGTGCGTGATGCTTCGTACGCCAAGTACGACAAGTCCTCGACACCGATGCCGTCAGCGATTTGTGATGCTTTGCGTTTGTATTTTCTTTCCCACATAACGATGGTCATCATGTTTGTAGTGACTGTTTCTACGCGGTCATCAAATGTAACTTTAAGTGTTAATTGCATTGATTGCCTTTCTCGGTCCAGCCTTTGTAAAGCTGGCTTGTTTTGTTAGTTTTCAGCGGCCAATGCCGCGCGATCATGAGACCGCTTTAGTAAGTACGCCGCCTGTAAACGTCAGCGTGATCGTTGAGAGTTCGCCAAGCGATGCATTGATCGGTGTGTGCGACTCAAGATAGCAACCCGTTAACGTGTAAATCGGATTGGTTGCTGATGCCACGCCTGTTGCCGGTGCAACCACGACGTTTGTTGTGATGCCAACCAAACCGTAGATAGTTGCCTCAGTTTCAGACCCTGCATACGATTGATACAACTCAATTTCAATGCTGTTGTTTTGCAACGATGTCACCGCTGCACCACCAAATTTGCGTGCGGTGTCACCAAACGCTGTCGTTTCTAATTGCTCGTAAACGTAGTTAACTGTTGCGCTTGTGCATTGGTCGCGCAAATCTACGCTGTTCACGGTCACATTCGGATTGCTGAGATAAACACTTGTCGCCATGATCTATTCCTTTTCGTCTGTGTCTTTAGTTTTAGCAGATTTTTTGACGGTTTGCGTGGATATATGACCGCCCTCAATTAAAGCTTCAATGCTCACGCCTTTTAAATCGCTGTCGGTTACTATGTCGCCCGGCTCAAAACCTGCCAGTCTTGCTGATGTAACTATGTAGTTTGCCATGTTGGTTTCCTATGCTGTTTGCGCTTGAACGTTTGCAGTTACTTCGTAACTTGGATATTCGACGCCACCAATGATTGTAGTGATAGGTCTGCCGTCTGTTACGGCAATGTTGGCGGCAAGCACTTTTGACATAATGTTTAATAACGACCGTTGCGCGTCTAGGTTGGCTGGCCCAAGCGTAATAATTTTGACCGGAAACATAAGTTTGACGATGTTGTAGTTAAACGCGTCAAATGACGGTGCGTCAATAAACACGCATGGCGGCACAAGGTTTCTAGGGTCGTTTACTACCTGTAAGCCACTAACGGCTGTCAGCGTGGCTGTCAGATCGTCTAACGCCTCGTTAAACAGATCGGTAAATGCAACTGGCATTAAGCGACCTGTGGTCTATCAACGCCTAACAACTGTTTGACCAATGGCGACAAACCGCTAGTCGAGCCAGTTGACATGCCGTCAAACGACGCAAAATCGGTTATTGAACCGCGCTGACGGTACAACGCGCCGCCGTACATAACGGTTGCCAATTTCACGTCTTGGCTAGGCACAACCGTTAGCGAGTCCGAGTAGCCAACTTCCTGCCTTCGACGAAAACAAAACGCATTAGCGGCGGCTGCACAAATGGTCAAAAATGTTGTGTCAGCCGCTGTCGCTGTGCCTATGCCTATCCAATCCTCAACGTCTGTTGCTGTGATCCAAGTGCAGGTAGGTGTGAACGCAACTGTGCCTGTATAGATCGCAACAAAATCAACGTCGCTACCAGTACACGCAAACAAAATTTGGTTAGGTACTGCAACGTTTACGTTGTAATTAAACTCGCCTGTAACGCCGTCAACGCCTACAAACTGGTATTGGGGGCAAGCCAACACGGTAAACGTGCCGTTAAACGGTGCGCCTAACGCGCCTACAACTACGGTGTCGCCAACTTGTATGTCGGTTGGCTCGAGCGTAGATATGCAGGCGTAGTTATCTAGTAACTGTTTGCTGGCTGTTGCGTAAGTTGCCATAAGCGGTGTTGCCGCCTACGACTAAGCGATCAGGATTGATTGAACCTGAGTGCTGTCTGCAATAAAGGTTGATACGTAACCTGCGTACGAGAAGTTACGGCCAAGTGTTGACGGCAACTCGACTGACATTAAACCGCGTACTTGCTCGTAGAACTCTATTGCTTCGCCTCGTGCTACAACCAAAGTTGATGACGCAAAGTTTTTGTCAGCAACAAGTGTCAAACCAAATGGATTAAAAGTTGACATTTGTGTGATGTTTGCTGTGCCTGCTGCGTTCATGCCTTGCAATCCTGCTGCACCAACGTACGGGAATACTGGTCGTTTGTCAGCGTCTAACTGCTTGCCGAGGTATAGCCATACGTTTGGATCAACAAAACAATGATCAGGTAAGAAGTTTGTTGCAGTCAAAATGTTGTATGCGGCTGTGTAAAGCGCATTAAACAACGATGATGGGTCTGTGCTTGAAACTGTCCATGTTGAGCCTGACGCTGTAGCGCCTGCGGTGATTGCGTCTGCTGCAACGTTGTCGCTAGCCAACATGTATTGGCCAACAAGGTCATTAAGAATGATGTTGAGCGATGCTGGGTCGGTAAAGTCAACGTCTTGAATTGACAAAGTTACTTGACCAGCCAACGTTGTTTTAGTAACGCTGTTGCTAGCAATAACCATTGTTGTTGCTGACGCTGCAGCAAATTCACTTGATTGCGTCGCTACTGATGTGTGCGTTGTAATGGTTGGGCGCACAAATGTTTTTGATGCACCGTTGTTTGGCATGGCTCGAGCGCCAATTGCGTTGACAACTGGGCGAATAAAATTAAGGTCTTGAAAGACTGGCCCAAGAACTGGAACTGGCAACAAACCCGGTGTATCAGTTGTTGCAATGTCGCCTGCGGCTGCTTGCAACGCTGACTGGTTTGACTTAACAAACTCGTTAGTTGCGCGTGCAACGTTCTCAAATGTTGTGCCACCAATGTGCATTGCTGCAAAGTATTCGCCCGGTGTTGGCAAATTAAATTTACGTGCAGGTTGCGCCCACAATTTTTCTGTGGTTGCTTGCGCTGCCTCAACTACTGCTGTTTCTTTTGCTTCGCTCATGTCTGTGTCCTTTGTTGTCTCTTGATCTGATATTAACTCTACTGCTGGGTCGGTTTCGTGGATACTCTCAACGGCTGGCTCGTCGGGTGCGCTGGCCGCCACCTCGGTAATAACTGCACCGCTAAACGCGCCCTCGCTGACAAGCGACAATTCTGACCACGTAGCCGACTCAACGATCATCACGCCTTCCTCGTCGTAACTAAACTTGGTAGGTGTTACGCCTACCGATACTGCGTCAATTACGCCGTCATTGGCAAGCGTTAGTGCTTCATCGCCTAGTCGAGTGGCGCTGATTTTGGCTGTAAATAGCATGCCTTCGGCGGTGTCTACGCGCTCAACAACTTTGCCAACAATTTGATTGCTGTCGTGTTGCATATAAAGTTTTGGGTCGCGCCCCGTGACTGGCAACGACCCTTGCAAAAACCGTACCTGTGTGCCGTCATTGACGGTTGCTGTTTCGTCGTATGTGACTGCGATGCCTGAGATTGAGCGCGACGGCAAGCCCTCTGCCGCCGCTGCGTCAACCGTGATCTGTGTGGGGGTTAATCGGATCATGTTGGTGATACTACTCTTTCGTTTGTTTCGGTTTGTGCATCTCGGTCGTCGCCCATTGAGTATTCGCCGGTGAGATATTGTTCAACGTCAAATTCTACGAACGTTCCATTAGGAAGAATGTTGTTTTGGCTAAGTGTGCCGGCAATGCAATCGGCGTAGGCGCGTACGCCGAATGTCCACAAATCCATGCGCGACTCAGCGCTTGACTGGTAGGAATATGACCCGACGCTGATGCCTGCAAGGTATGGCGGTATGTTGCAAAGTCGTGCCATTTCCATTGCTTGAAATTCTGCGCTGTCAATTAAAAGCATTTTGTCAGGGCTGGTCAACGTTTCTGTGTAGGTCACAAACTCGTTTAGCGCCGCTGTTTGGTTTGTTTCGCGTGCCGCGTTAAACGCCGCTGCAAGATCGGCTAACTCTTGTGCGCTTAATGGTTCGCCACCTGTTTGTCGCAAAATGCCTGCCGGTATTGCGCTGCTCGAGTTGCGATAACGTGCCGCCTCAAGTTTTAACGCTGTGGCAACGGCTGTTTCGCTCATATAAATAATGCCTTGTATCGGCGACAAGAATTGCACAACGTCGTTTGGGTCTAGACCGCCGCCGTTAAACACAATGTCTTTAGACGGTGCAAACCAAACTGGCCCTGCTTGATCGAGTGTCTGCACCATTGCTGCAGGTAGTCGGGTGTAAGACGCTGGATAGCCGTCAGCCGTGCGACTTGTTATATACCAAAACGCGCGACCAAAAAAAAACAAATCGTCAAATGTCCATGACATAATAAAATTGTTTGGCACGCTTGGGTCTATGCGTCGCAACCATGTGCGTGGCGCTAACGGTATCTTTTCCATTTCGCTACCGTTCCACAATTCCGTCAGCATTTTTAGATTCATGCAACCGATGACGCTGGCCATAAGATCGCGCGCTCGACTAATTGTTGGCACACTCATTGCACGGTTGCGTGCCGTGCCTTCGACGTACGAATAATATTGACCGACAAGTTGTGCGCCTGCATTGTTGTTTTGGTAAAACGTGCCACCGGCTGCAGCTGCTTTAGTTGGCTGCGGCGAAATTGCCGCTTTGTTTACCGACCTGTTAAAGATTGCCATGCGCTAAGTATGCCACCAAACTAAATCACCGTTGTGTATAGGCGACCGCCAATCCGTAACCGAGAAAGTAAGGCATTAACGGCCGCCCGACAATACGTTAGCGACTGGCTGTCACGATCATTGGTTTACCTAACGCAACTGGCTTGTTAACCATTGCAATAGCAAACACTAAACAACGCGCAAACTCGATCGGGCCGGGTGATCGTAGCGACGACAAGGTTAACGCGCCCTGATTTTTGACCGCTACCGCCCGGTCGCAATGTTGACTAAGTAGCGATGACCCGTCATGCCTGACGCGACCCTCAATAATTGCTTGTCGGGCTACAACTGTCCAACGCATAAGTTCGCGGTTGCCAACCATTGATGATCTGTACGCAAACTTTTGTGGCATTGTCATTTCAAACGCTGGCGTTATTAGCAAACGGGTTGTTGTGTCTTTGCATATTTCCTCGACCGCTGTCCAACATTCGGCGAGTGTGTCTTTAACAAATTGTTGGCATACCTGTATGTGGCCGTGTGCGTTTATGGCTGCACGCACGCCCACAAATCTGCATTCGTCTTGTGATTGCTCGATTGCTAGTACGCCGCCGGCTGGCATTGGTAGATCGGTTTTAAGATTTGCCCAAACGCCCGGCTGTAGCCAACCGTTAGCGCTGGCTGTCCACAAGTTCACGCTTGAACGTAAAAACGCGTTGCGGTTTGGTTGCTCGGCTTCTGCCTCTAACACTTTGACGGTCAGCGTGTGCCCGATCGCAGGGTTGGCTAGTAGCCATGCGTCAACGGTCAACGGGTCAAGAGTTGACGGTGGGCTGAACTCAGCAAAATATAGCGACGATCTAGTTTTTTCGTCTATCGCACGCAAACCCTGCTCACGCCATTTCTGCATTTCGGTGCTGGACTCGTCGCCGCTTGTGCTGGTCATAAATAGCATTGGGCTACGTCGAGTACGCATCGTCGGCAACAAACCGATTGACACCGCGTCGCTCGACACGGCCCACAACTCGTCAATGCAAACTAGGTCAGCGGTCAAACCGTGAAACGATGTCGGGGTTGCGGCACGTACCAACCAGCGTGTGCCGTCAGGCAAATTGGCTTCGTTACGACCAATAGCCCACGTCAAGATTGCGCCAAAATGCTGTTCAAGAATTGGGGCAACTTTGCTAAACAATTCGTACGCCAAATCAAGTTTGTGGGCCGTAGTAATAATTGTTTGCGGTTCGCCACGCAATTTAGGCATCTCGGTTGCCCAAAAACCCACAAGCGCTTCAAGCAACTTAGATTTACCGTTTTGTCGAGCAACCGACACCAACGCCTGACGCGCAAGCAAATCGCCGTGTTCATCATGCGCCAAAACACCACCGGCAACATACTTTTGCCAATCCATCAACTCACAATGCAAATATTCTTGCGCCCAACTTGCCAAACCATCAACCAAATAAGACCCTCGCCGATCAACCAAAGTTTCTAATCTCGGCTGATAAGGCGCTGTATGTTTATGCATCGGCTGGTCAGCGCCAATCTCGGCTGATCGTGGCAAACCCTTATAAAATAAGGATTTAGCCGAGTCGGGGG